GTGGAGAGCGGCAGATATCTTTGCCGTATTGAGAAAAAGATGTATAGAGGTGTGGAAAAGATTTTCGGTTATAAAGTCATTGTTAAGGGTCTAAATCAACATGAAAGAGGTCTCTTACTCAGTTCCTATTGGGATGAGTTTGATGAACCAATATGTGTTTCCTTAGACGCCAAACGTTTTGAACAGTCTGTTAAATCAGCTGCCTTAACGTGGGAACATGACCGCTATAGAAAATACTTCCCAGGTGATAGGTACTTGCGAAAACTGTTACGATACCAACACATCAACAAGGGTAGAGCCCGTTGTAGTGATGGTTCCGTTAAGTTTAAGTTGGGGCCTATCAGGGGGTCTGGAGATGTGAATACTGCTCTGGGCAACTGTATGATATCAGCTGCATTAGGTTACTCTTATCTAAAACATGCTGGTGTCAGTCATCATCGATTGGTGTTAGATGGTGATGATGTTGCCCTTATCATATCAAAGAAGGACCTTTGCAAATTGAATGATTTGGAGGTGTGGTATGCGGGGATGGGATTCCGAATGGCAATAGAGAAACCGGTTAATATGCTTGAGCATATCGATTTCTGTCAATCCCGTCCAGTGTGGACAGAAGACGGTTATGTCATGGTTAGAAATGTTCTAGTGGCTTTGTCGAAAGACACGGTTGCATTGAAGGACTTATCACAAGCCAAGACTTACCAGCGATGGATGGCGGCAGTTGGGAAAGGAGGCATAGCGTTAAATGGGGGAATTCCTATAATGCAATCCTTTTATCAAATGTACGATAAGGCTTCGAATGGAGCCAAACCTCTACCTGATGTCTGGAACGCATACCACATGCAAAATAAGTTTAGAGGGATGAAGAGGTCATTAATGACCATACACCATCGAACAAGACATAGTTTCTACAATGCGTTTAGTATCCTCCCGGAGGAACAAATTGCTATAGAGTGTTACTATGACAAAACGCCATTGTCAAAGTCTTTTTCGAATCTCAATAAAACTGAATACGTTCCTTTGTTGCCATGGGGCACCACTATGCCGTGCACAAGGGCCAAGGTTAACTTGTGCTGACAATAAAGTCATTAAAATTATGGAGGGTGAGTTAAACACTGTGTTTTTAAACATTGGGAAAGCTGAGGACCATTTGGTTTCTCTTTAGGTGAAAGGCTGATCACCACCTCTATTGGGTTTGCAATATAATTGACCAAAACGTTTCCGAAAGGAGTAAATATTTACGTGCTAAACAAAATGCCGAGAGACTGCACGG